CGCCGACGACATGTGGTCCGCCGATGGCGGCGACCCGCTCAACGACGTGCAGACCTGGGCCGACCTGCTGATCAACAAGGGCTACACGCCCGACGTGATGATCTGCGGCACCACGGCGGCCAAGAATCTGCGCAACAAGGTGAAGGCCGATGACTGGTTCGACGCGCGCCGCGTGTCCGCGGGCCAGTTCTCCTGGCAGGCCAGCGCCAACTACATGGGCAACCTGGAGGGCATCGACGTGTACCGCTACGGGTCCCAGTACGAGGACGCGGCCGGAGCGGACCAGAACTTCATCGCCGCGGACAAGGTGTACCTGGTGGCGACCCAGGCGAAGTTCACCATCGAGTTCGGCTTGATCCTCGACCTGAAGGCCGGCGCCAGCGTGGTGGGCGAAGTGTTCGCCAAGCAGTGGGAAGAGGAAGACCCCAGTGTGCTCTGGCTGCTCCAGGAAAGCCGGCCGCTGCCCGTGCCCTGGGAGCCCGAGGCCATCATCGAAGCCGACGTCTGCTGATCCATCTCAACCGGCCGGAGGTAGCCCATGAAGGCGATGCTGACCAAGACCGTCCAGCGCGGCGGAGAGTTCTACCGACCGGAAACGGTCGTCAACTGGCCCGCGGCCGTCGTCAAGGCGCTGATTGACGACGACGCCGCCGAGCCCGTGGCGGACATCCGCCCTGTCGCACGCGCCGCCGGGGCGGATGCCGACCCCGACGAGGGTAATCTGTCATGACGGCAGGCGACACCGAGCGCAAACCCGACCGCCGGGTCGGCGATGACCGCCTGGAGCGTATCGAGAACAGGCTGGACGACATCGTCACGCAGCTTTCCTCGATGAAGGTGCAGGACGAGAAGATTCTGCACCTGGAGGGGCGGGTGAACACCCTTTGGGGTTGCTGGGACCGCCTGGTGGGCCAGGAGGGGACGCTATCCCGCATGCGCGATCACCAGGCGAGCTGCCCCCGCGGCCAGATCAAGTGGCTGTGGGTGGTGGTGGTGCCCATGGGCCTGACCCAGCTCGGCATGGCGTTGACGCTGTTTCAGCTTGCGGCCCGGCTGGCGCAAGTCGCCCAGGCGGTGCCGCAATGAGTGACAGGGACACGATACGCGAGATCATCGCGGCGGGTGCGGCACGCCACGGTCTGGCACCGTCCGTGGTGTATGGGGTGTGCATGCAGGAGAGTGGGTTGGACCCGTTTGCCGTGCGATACGAGCCGCATTACCGGTGGCTGGTGCGAGATACCCGCCTGCGCCCGGCGGCATGCAGCGCGGCTACCGAACAGGCGCTCCAGCGCATGAGCTGGGGGCTGATGCAGGTCATGGGCGCGGTGATCCGGGAGCAGGGCCGGGCCGGTTGGCTGACCGAGACGATCGGCGACGACCCGGAAGAAGTCGGTCTCCAGGTCGAATACGGCTGTCGCCACCTGGCCAAGGCGGTGCGGCGCTGGGGATCCATCGAGGCGGGTCTGGCGGCCTACAACGCCGGCAGTCCGCGCCGCGTTGCCGGCGGCCGTTTCGTCAATCAGCATTACGTGGACCGCGTGCTGCGCTTCGCGCGCCAGTGGGAGGGGTGAGCCATGCGGGTTTCGGTGCGGATCCTGGACAACCCGGCCCTGCGCTGCGACGACTCGGGCAACCGCTTCCAGCTGGTGGAGCCCATGCGCTGCGAGGCGCTGGTGCAGCCGCTGGCCGGGAAGCCCTGGCCGGTGCTCAAGCTGGTGGTGCCGTCCGGTTTTATCACCGATTTCGCCAGCATTCCGCGCCTGTTCCATCCCCTGCTGCCCAAGCTGGGCCGCTACAACCGCCCCGCGATCCTGCACGACTGGCTCTACGCCGCCGGCGTTGTGGGCAAGGACCTGGCGGACCGGATCTTCCTGGCGGCCATGGATGCATCCGGCGTTTCCCTACCCCGGCGCGAGCTGATGTTCGTGGCGGTGCGCTATTTCGGCTGGATGGCCTGGTGGCAGCATCGCCGCCGTGGAGCGAAAAATGGATGACGCCGACATCGCCCGCCGCAACGACGAGTTCTTCGGCCGCCTGGCCCTGGTCAACCACCGCGCCGCGTCGGGCGGGGATATCATCGAAACCTATCGTTGCATCGAGTGCGGCCGGCGGATCCCGGAGCGGCGGATCGAGGCCTGCCGCATGGCCGGGCTGGGCTGCACCCGGTGCATCGAGTGCCAGGCGCTGATTGAGGGGCGCAAGCGATGACGTGGACGCTCACCGACCAGATGCTGATCGACACCGACGCCCTGTTCAACACGGACGAGTTCGGCGAGGCGGCGGTCTACACGCCCCCGGACGGCGGGGCGAGCACGCCGGTGACGGTGGTGACGGCGCCCCTGGAGGAAGATGCGGACGTCCGCCGGGATGCCCGCCGCCTGGCCATGACGGCCTTCGTGCCCATGGCCGAGCTGACGCCGGCCTACCGGGGCACGCTCACCATCGGCGCCGAGGTATGGACCATCGCCGCGGCCCCGTCGCCCTACGGCGACGACTGGCGCCTCGACCTGGAGCAGGACCCCAGGCTGCGGCTATCGCAATGAGGAGACAAGCCATGAAACAACTGATGAAGCAAATGTGGGTAATCGGATTGCTGCTGGCGGCCTGCTGCCTGCTGATGGCCGGCTGCCAGACCTCGGCGCCGGATCCGGACGTGGCGACCAAGATCACGGCGCGGATCGCCGCGCGCCATCTGCTGGCGGACAAGCCGGAGGCCGTGGTCGTGCTGCGCGACGTGTGCGCCGCGGCCGACCAGGCGGAGGCGCCGGCGGACTTGTCAGCACTGGCCGCGGCCGCCATCGAACGTCACTCGGACCTGTTCGAGGACGATCCCCTGCTGCGGGCCGACCTGCTGGACCTGTTCGACCTGATAGGGCTTTCGGCCCAACCCATCGCCGGGGAGATACCGCCCCGGCCACCGGCGCTGGCTGCCGTTTGCGGGTTGGTGCGGTGAGGTGATTCGCCAATGGCGATCCTGGTCATAGACAAGAATGAGATCGACGAGGCGACGCGCATGGCCATGACCCTGCCCGGCATCTTTACCCGGGCCCGGGTGAGCGCCCTCAAGAGCCTCGGCTGGATGATCCGCTCTGAGGTGGTCAAGCATATCCGCACCAACGGCAGCGGCCAGTGGCCCCGGGTGCATCCGTTTACCCTGCGCTTCGGCAAGGGGTTCGGCGGCGCCCCGAAACGCCGTCGCCGGCGCTCAAGCTATGTCCCTTATCGGTTTCTCAACCGCCTGGTGCGCTACCGCGTGGACGATGACGGAGAAATGGTGCAGATCGACATCGGCAAGGGTCGTGGCGGCCAGCCCGGGCAGTATGACCGGGAAATGTTCGACCTGGTGCGCCGCGTCAGCACCGGGCAGACAGTGCGTGTCACCCAGAAGATGAGGGGGTGGTTCGGCCTGACCCGATACAAGGACCCGTGGTCCGACACCCCGGAGCCGTACGGCAGGCTAAAGACGGGCGAAACCTTTTTCCCGCTAAGAAAATCCACCACCGAGTTGAAGGTGCCGCCGCGGCCGATTTTCGATCCGGTTTGGCGGAAGACCCGTAGCGAGATACCGGGCCATTTCGCGGATCGATTCTGGCGGGCGTTGAAGCGATACTCAGGCCAAAAAGGAGGCGCCAAGGCATGACCGCCATCGACACGCTCATCGGCTTCGTGGCCCAATCCGTGGCAACCGATGCGGACCTGTGCGCCTGGTGCACCGGGCAGTTCGGCCGGCCGCCGATGGTGTACGTGGATATCGACGACGCCAACCCGCCGGCGCAGGACGACTACCCGGTTGTGGCCATCCACGGCGTTTCCCGCAACGGGTCCCTGGGCCGCAACGGGTGGTCCATCGACCTGGACCTGGCCTGCGGGCTGGTGAACCAGTCGATGGAGAGAGAGGCCGCCGCTTCCGGCGCCGTGATCGTTATCTATGCCGGCATGCCCCAGGCCGCGCGGATGATGGAGTTGGTGGAGCTGGCGGCGGTCAGGGCCCTGCGCGGGCCGTATCCGCAGATTTCCGTCACCGGGGAAAATGGCCAGGTGAGCGAATATCCGCTTTTTGCTGCCTTCACTACGCTGACCATCGATCAGATGCCGTCGAGCAGATCGCCGCGCATCAAATAAGACCGACACCACAAGGAGGATAAACCCATGACCCTGCTAGCGTCCGATCCGAGCAACACCATTCGCTACAACGGCACCGGCCGCGTCTATGCCGCCGCTTACGGCGAATCCGGCTACGTGGACCTCGGCGAGCTGGAATCGCTGACCTTCGGTGTCGCAGTGACCACCGAGAAGATCCGCAGCACCCGTGACGCCTCGCGGGCCACCATCCTGGAGGTGGAGACCGAGCGCGACGCCACACTGACCATCGGCCTGCGCGAGCAGACCGAGGAGAACCTCAAGATGGCCCTGTTGGGCAGCGCCGTGGCGGCGGACAACCAAGCCGCCGGCAGCGTGTTCCAGGCCGAGCCGGCACTGGTGGCCGACAAGTACATCGACCTGGGCAAGGTGGACGTGCGATCCACCAAGATCAGCGGCACCATCACGGGCACCATCACGGTGGGCGATACGGTGCGCGGCGCCACCTCCGGGGCCACGGCCCGGGTGGCCTACGTGGGCGACGATTACATCGAGGTGGTTGAGGTTTCCGGCACGTTCCAGACATCGGAAGAGGCGTACGTGTACGCCGGTGGCGGCACCACCACCACGGCCACCATCGACCCGAGCACGGACATGATCGTGCCCACCAGCATCGCCGAGCAGGAGGACGTGGTGGTGACCAGCAGCGACGGCGCCACGCGGCGGGTCAACGGCACCGACTACAGCCTCGATCCGGACTACGGCCTGATCCGTAAGCTGTCCGCCGGCGACATGGCCGCCGGAGACGTGGTCAGCTACGACTACGAGGCCAAGAACATCAACTACATTCACGGCATGAGCGCCGGCAGCGTGCAGCGCAAGATATTGGTGGTCACCGATGCCGACGACCAAGGCCCGCGCCAGCGTTACACGTTCTGGAAGGTGCAGATCAACCTCAACGGCGAGTTCCCATTGCTGGGCGAGGGTGCCGCGATTCTCACCATGTCCGGGTCGGTGATCAAGGATACCGCCCAGCCGACCGGGCAGCAGTACTTCAAGCAGGAGTCCATGAGCTAATGAGACGCAGCAAGCGGATCAAGATCGATGACCGGGAAATAGAGGTCCTGGAGCTGCGGGTCAAAGACCTCCGGGCACTGCCGGAACTGGTGTCCGGAGGCCTTGACGGCGGGCTGAAAGGGTTCGAGGAGGCCGCCGGCCGCATCCTGCCGCTTTGCACCACGCTTACCTTGCAGGATGCCGACGACATGGCGCCCAGCGAGCTGCGGGCCGTGTGGGGGGCCTTCCGTGAGGTTAACGCCGATTTTTTCGAGATGCAGGCAAAGGCCCGGGCCGCGGCGGGAAGGGTCGGGATATTGGACGACCTGATGACGGCGGTGCGCGAGAGTGTTCGGGCGGAGCTGAGTCGCTCGACCTCGGCCTTTGTCTGCTCATCGAGCGAGGGCACTCCAATGCCGCCGAGTACGGATACGGATTCTTCCTTCGGGCCATCCGGCTGACATCCCGGATGCGGGCAGAGCGCCTGGTGGAGCAGGCCTCGGCGATCCGCGCGGCGGTCTGGTCTGAACAGAAGGACTTCGAGGCATTTTGCCAAAGGATGGCATCTGAGCGGTGAAGCAGCAATTCGACATCATCATCCGGGCCACCGGGGAAGGCATCAAGAACACCGTCCAGGGGATTTCGGACGGGTTCAATCGTGGCCAGAAGGCCGTGACCGCCTTCCAGGCCGCGCTCAAGCAGGGAGACCGGGTCGTGTCTTCCGCCACCGCCGGTGTCAAGAACCTGATCGGCGCGTACCTGGGCTGGCAGGGCGCCAGTCGTGCGCTGGATGTGATCCGCCGCGCCGACGAGGCCATGTTCTCCATGCAGTCGAGCATCAAGGCCGCCTCCCGCGAATTCGAGAACACCGGCAGCATCGATGAATGGGAGGGCGCCGTCGGCCGCCTCAGCGACGAGCTGAAGATCTACAGCGAGTCTGCCCTGCGCGGCGCCATCAGTCGTACCGTGGACATGACCAAGCGCCTCGGCCTGAGCAGCGATCAGATGGAGGAGGTGATCCGGCGCTCTGCCGACCTCGGGGCCGGCAAGACGGACCTTTCCGGCGCCATCGAGCGTGTGACGGCCGCCCTGCGGGGCGAGGCGGAGGCCTCGGAATACCTCGGCCTGACGCTGAACGAGAACTACGTCAAGGCGTGGTACGAGGCGCACAAGCAGACCGAGCAGGCATGGAAGGACCTGGACGACCTGCAGAAGGCACAGGTGCGTTACCAGATCCTGCTGGAGCAGTCCGCGGGATTCCAGGGCCGCGCCGCGGAGAGCGCGAAAACTTTCGGCGGCGCCCTGGAGCTGATCAAAAAAGAGATCGAGGACGCGATTGTCAACAACAAGTCGCTGGCCGACACCATGGGCGACCTGGCCGATACCCTGCGGGAGAATTCCGGGGAAATCGGCGAGATCGTGTCCGCCCTGGTATCCCTGGCGGCCCGTGCCGTGGAGCTGGCCGTCAAGTGGAAGGGAGTGATCCTGGCGCTGGCCGGCACGTCCGTGGCCATCAGCGTGCTGAGCAAGATTGTGCTGGCGGTGAAGGCCATCAACATTGGCTTCGCGGCCCTGACCGGCAGCGGCATTATCGCCTGGATGGGGCAGTTCCGCGGCGCCATGGCAGCGGCGGTCGCTCAATCGTCCGCGCTGGCGTTGGCTTTCAAGGGCTTTGTGGCCCTGGCCGCGGCCCAGGGCGTGGTGAACATCGGGCGCGCCACCAAGGCGTTTTTCGAGATGCGTGACGCCCAGAAGGCCGCCGCCGACGCCCAGCAGCGCATGATGGACACCACCGGGCATGTCATCAACCGTTTCGAGGAATTCAAGGACATCCGCCTGCCGGAGGATTTCGCCGCGCTGCCCGCCGGCGAGCTGGAGGAGTTCTCGCGCGGGCTGCGCGCGGCCCGGGCCTACTGGACGGCGCTCAAAACGCAACTTGAGACCAAGGCCGAAGAGACCACCATGTTGGGCACCAGCACCGAGCAGGCGCGCGAGGCGCGGGCCGAGCTGGCCCAGGTGAACGCGCGCCTGGCCCAGGTGAACGAGGACCTGAAGACGGTGGGCGCGGCCAGCGCCGAGACCGGCCAAAAACTGAAGGAAGCGGCCACGGTGGGCAAGGACGCCCTGGAGGAGTACGAGGCCGCGGCCCGCAAGGCCTACGAGGAGGCCGCCAACAAGGCCAACGAGTACGCCGACAAGGTGATCGCGCTGGAGGAGAAGATCCGCCAGGCGCGCCTGAGCACCGAGGACAAGATCCGGGCCCTGCGCCAGCGGGGCATGACCGACGAGCAGGCTTACGCCGACCGGCAGCGGCAGATACAGGAGAAGCTGTCCGCGGCCCGGGCCGCAGCGGCGGCCAAGGACTACGACGCGGCCGAGGACTACTACAAGGACGTGGTCAGCCTGGCCGAGCGTAGCGTGGGCGAGATCAAGAGCGAGGGCGAGAACCAGAAGGTGCTCATCCCGCTGGACGTGACCCTGGACCAGGCCATTGCCACCATCGAGACTGCCGGCAAGGAGATGGAGCGCCTGGTGCTCGAGCCCCAGCGCAACGCCGCCGAGGAGAGCTACAAGTCCTGGCGGGATGCCGCAGAGAAGATCAAGGCGGACCTGGACGCCGTGGTGCAGGCGCGCCAGGCGGACATCAACGTGGAGCTGCAGCGCTTCAACGAGGCCAAGGCCCGCCTGGCCGAGCTGACCAAGACCGAGACCAAGACCATCATCATCCGCACCATCCGCCAGGAGGCCAAGGCCGCCGGTGGCATGGTGGGGATGGCCACGGGCGGCCGGTTGCCCGGCTATGGCGGCGGGGACCGGGTCCGGGCCCTGCTGGAGGCCGGCGAATTCGTGATGCGGAAAGAGGCGGTGCGCCGCTACGGGGCCGGCCTTTTCGAGGCGCTGAACAGCATGCGCCTGCAACTGCCGGGCATCGTCAAGGCGCGCATCGGCGGGCTGGTGCCGCAGATCCGCGTGCCGGTGCAGCGCTTCGCCGCCGGCGGCCCGGTGAGCGCCGCCGAGGCCGAGGCCATCGTGCTGGAGCTGCGCGCCGGCAACACCTCGCTGACAACCCGGGCCGCCGGCGGGCGGGCGGCCGTCAAGGCCCTGGAAAAGGAGCTGGTGCGCATGGGGTTGGCCTATGCCGGCTAATTTCGCCTTCTATAGTACCGAGATCGATCCGACCACCGCGCCGGCGGCGGCATCGCCGGAGCCCGACACGCTGATCCAGCTCGACCAGGACCCCATCTTCGAGCCGGCCACCTACGATCCCATGGAAGGCCAAGGCGGCCGGGGAAGCGTGATCCGCACCCTGGGCGGGGCGGTGGTGCAGCAGTTCGAGGCCAAGGCCGCCGACCGGCGCATCGTTATGAGCGACGTGGACGCCCTGAGCGCCTCGACGGTGGCGGCCCTCCAGGCCCTCTACGACGCCGGCGCCGAGTTCTACTTCACCGACGGCTACGACGTGTGGAAGTGCCGCTTCGAGCCCGGCGGCCTGAAATACCGCCGCAACCCCCGCGCCGCCTACCACGGCCTGCACCGCTACGGCTACGAGATGCGCCTGGTGCCGATCCTTGACGCCACGCCGTCCGGCACGACCACCACCACGACCACGGAGCCCTGATGCCCTACGGCTGGAAAATAGAGATCGGCGGGGTGGACGTCAGCGACAAGGTCGCCCGCTTCACCGTCACCGCCGAGCGCGGCCAGTTTTGCCGCGAGGCGGTGGTGGATTTCGCCGACCCGGATTTCTTCGACAGCCTCGACTTGTCCGTGCTGCCGTCCGCCCCTACCCTGGAGATTTTCACCCGCACCGGCGAGAGCTGGGTAAGTCAGGGCAAGTTCTTCATCGAGCGGCCCGCCTACCAGACGGACGTGGACCGCGAGGTGTCCAACGGCGTGTGGGGCCGCAGCGCCATCGCGGCCCTGGCCAAGCCCTTCGCGCCCAAGGTGAGCAACACCTGGACCGCCAACACGACCTTTTTCGCCGTCTGCGCCGAGATGTGCGTCCTGGCCGGGCTGACCTTCTCCAGCGCCTACAGCGACGTGGACGACTACACCATCTGGGCCTACGCCTACCAGGCCGACGGGGTCTACCCCATCGACGTGATCGCCGAGCTGGCCGAGGCCTGCGGCGCCTACGTCTCAACGGACCGCGCCGGGCACGTGTGCATCCGGCAGATCGACTACGGCCCGGCCGCCGCCGACGCCTCCGTCACCGACGCCGACATCCAGGGGATCGAGGAGTCGCCCGAGTGGCCCGAGTTCGGCAACCGGATCCGGATATCGCCGTCGGTGGGCTTCTCCGGCTACAGCCTTCAGCTTACCGCCGCCGGCCAGTGCCTGCCGGCCGACGGGGACACCCATCTGCGGCTTTTGGCCCGGGTGACGGACGCAGACGGCCTTCCGGTGGACGACGTCACGGTCGCCTGGTCCAGCGACGCGCAGCACGCTCACCTGCAGTGGACCGAGAGCAACACCGGCGAAATCCTGATCACCAACGAGGCGCTGCGCGCCACCAATTACCATGAGTTTTCCGTGGCCCTGCCGGCGGATTCCGTCGAGTCCGTCTATGCCGCCAGCGACCTGGCCCGCGCCACCAACCTGGCCGCCGGCGGGGCCACGGTGGACGGCACCAGGGTAACGCTTACCGACGCCCTGGCCTACTGCGACCAGTCGCTCATCGTCAACTACCGGGTGAGCGGCACGGCCATCAACTGGATCACCGCGGGCGAGACCCCCGAGGACGTGACCGTTACGGCCGATATCGGCGGGGCTCGGGCGGAGTTGGAGATCTACATCGGCAATCCCTGCCGCTGCCCACTGACGCTGCACATCGAGGCCTCGCCGACGAGTATCCATATCGGCGAGGTTGCCCGGGTACTGGTGTACGCCGAGGAGGACGGCGGGCCCGTGACCACCGGGCGTCCGGTGTGGATGGGCCAGGACCCGCCGGCCAAAGGAGCGCTGACATGGGACGTGGCCCGCCTGGGGCAGGTGACGATCAAAAACGAGGCTGGCAACGTGGTCAACGAACTGGCTGGAAACAGCCAGGTGCTGCTGCGGATGTTTGCCGCGGCGGTGACCTCGGTCTACCAGGCCGACGAGGACGGCAATACGGTGGGCGGCAATCTGTACCTGACCGCCAGCGGCAAGCGCGTGACGCTGACCAGCCGCCTGCCCACCGGCACGCCGGTGCTGGCCAACTACACGGCCCGGGGCGCCGCGGTGAACCGGTTCGCCGGCGAGAGCCTGGGCACGGCCAAGCTGCGCGCCTGGATGCGGGTGACCACCGAGGAGCCCCTGGAGGATGCGTGCACCGTGCAGATCGTGGACGAGACCGAGGCCCTCGACGACGCCCCGGCCGGCTGGGACCCGTCGGCCGATGGCGATGACGACGTGTCCTACGGCGGATCCGGCGGCGTGGGCGATTTTGACGGCTTCGAGGCCGCCGGCTGCCGGACGGACGACGGCGATATCGTGCAATGCGACGAC